TTCAAATGAGAAGTGATACAGTTGCTGCTAAAACACGTAAATTGAAAGCACAATGGACTCCTGAGTTCGCTCAAGACCTGAATGCTTACCATTCAATTGACGCTGAAGCAGAATTAACTTCAATCTTAAGTGAGTATATTTCAATGGAAATTGATTTAGAAATCTTAGATATGTTAATCCGAAATGCTGATACTACTGCTCATTGGAGTGCTACTATTGGTAGAGAAGTAGCAGGTGAAGGCGCTACAGCTACTGGTATTACAACTAATACAACAGGTGTATATTACACTAAAATGTCTTGGTTCCAAACTATGGGTATTAAATTACAAAAAGTTTCAAACTTAATCCACCAGAAAACATTAAGAGGTGGTGCGAACTTTATGGTAGTTTCTCCGAAAGTTTCTACAATCTTAGAATCAATTCCAGGATTCGCTGCTGACTCAGCAGGAGATAAAGATAAGTATGCAATGGGTGTACAAAAAGTAGGTGCTATTAATAGCAGATACGACGTGTACAAAAATCCATACATGACTGAAAATATTATCTTGATGGGTTATAAAGGTAGCCAATTCCTTGAAACAGGTGCAGTATTTGCTCCTTACATTCCTTTAATTATGACACCTCTAGTGTATGATCCAGTATCATTTACACCTAGAAAAGGTATTATGACTAGGTATGCTAAGAAGATGGTACGACCTGACTTCTATGGTAAGATCTTTATCCATAATTTAGATGAAGTTTAATAACTAATTTAAATTATCCTTAAGAAGAGCCGCAATAGCGGCTCTTTTTTTTATATGTATAATCAAACGTTACATTATATGACTAAACAAAATATTGAAAAAAAACCACCAAAAGGTTCTGTAAAATTTTCATTAAGTTTATCTCCAGAGCAAAAAAAAGCTAAAACTCAAATATTAAAACATCCTTTTAATTTTATTGTAGGTAAAGCAGGGAGTGGTAAAACCCTATTAGCAGTACAAGTTGCTTTAGATCAATTTTTTAAAAGAGAATATAATAAAATTATTATAACCAGACCTACAGTATCTACAGAAGATAATGGTTTTTTACCAGGATCAGAAAGAGAAAAAATGGAACCTTGGTTAGTACCTATTCGTTCAAATATGCGTAAGATTTATAATAAACCTCCTATTTTAGAAAAAATGGAAAGTTCAGAACAAATTGAATTAGTATCTCTTGCCCATTTTAGAGGAAGAACATTTGATAATTCAGTTGTTATTGTAGATGAATTTCAAAATCTTACAAGATCTCAATTAGCAATGGCTGTAGGGAGGTTAGGTAAAGACAGTAAAATGATATTCTGTGGAGATTCATATCAAATTGATTTAAAAGATAAAAATTATTCAGCATATCATGATATGGCTAAATTAATAAATTCTGATTATGTTTACAAATGTGTATTAAACGATAGTCATAGACATGATGCTATAGATGATTTATTAGAACTACTGAACGGATATCATTAATTTTCCAGCTTTTTTTCATATTTATATCCGAATAACCTAAATTTTTAAAAAAATGGCAGATATACCTATATGGCCCGGCTCATCTTCTTTTGAACTAGGAGACACACCTTTCGGATTTTATGATTCAGATACTGACTTCCAATCAGATGCCCCTAAAGTAGCTAATTGGTGTGCACAAAGATTAGGTTATCCTCTTGTAGATATTGAATTACAAGAAGCAAATCTATTTTCAGCTTTTGAAGAAGCAGTAACAGAATATGGTCATCAAGTATATACTTTTCAGATTACTAATAATATGTTTAGAATTATAGGTAATTCTACTAGTTCAGCATTAAATAGAATAAATTTATCTGATTACTATGGAACAGATTCATCTACAGGAACTTCTTTACAAGGTTCAGGAACTTCTTACAATTTAGCAGATAAAAGATTATACTCAGCTTCATTAGATGTAGTAGCAGGAAGACAAAAATATAATTTATTATCTCATAAAGCAGGATATGCTACAACAACTATAGAATTCAATTCAACAGCATCTGTATCTTCTTCTATAACTATTACAGATACTCCTGGCACTACAGTAACTTTTACAGCTCATGCTTCGGGTTCAGGTGCTACAGCAGACCCATTCTATGCTGGTTATCATGTAAGTGCAAGTTTATTTGAATTTGAAACAGGATCAGATGCATTAGATACTGCTACTAAATTTAAAGAAATTTTAGAAAATACTTTAACAATAAATGTAGAAATGGCCGAAGGATCTTCTTCTGCTTCTACAACTTTAAATTTAACTCAAAGAACAGAGGGCCCCGATGGTAATACTGATGTAACATTTCATGCTCCTCTTTTTAATGCTACATCTTCACAATTTTCAGGGGGATCTACAGGATTAAATTTTGAAGTTTCAGGCTCAGCTATACAAGCAGGAAACAAAAGAATAAAAATTAAAAAAATATACCACCATGCTCCTGCAGCTATCAATAGATATTTTGACCCTTATGCGGGTACAGGTACAGGTATACAATCATTAATGCAAACTTTTGGATTTGGTAATTATTCTCCAGGTGTAAATTTTATGTTGATGCCTTTATATTTTGATGTCTTAAAATTACAGGCAATTGAAATGAATGATCAAATAAGAAAATCTCATTATCATTTTGAAATAAACGCAGGACAATTTTTAAAATTATTTCCTATTCCTAATAGAAATGAAAAATTATGGTTTGAATATACTATGGCTGATAGTTCAGTTTCTCCTGCAATTACAACAGGAGCTGATGGAGAAGAAGAAGAAAAACCAACAGATTTAGTTACAGATATATCGAATGCTCCTTACGAAAACCCAACATATTCTTTTATTAATGCACCTGGTAGACAATGGATAAGAAAATATACATTAGCATTAGCAAAAGAAATGTTAGGAGGCATTAGAGGTAAATATCAATCCTTACCTATTCCTGGAGCAGAAACAACATTAGATTTTAGTAGATTATTAAGTGAAGCCTCAGCTGAAAAAACAGCATTAATAGAACAATTAAGAACCGATTTAGATGCTAATACTACTCTTGAACAAAAGAAAAGATCTTCTTTAGAAAGTGAACAACAACAATTACAATATTCTTTAGATAATCCATACCAAATTTATATACATTAATGATTAAATTAAAAGACATATTATTAAAAAATAAAATGGTAGAAGAAAAAAAACCAATTAAAGAATTTGTAATTACTTCTTTAGCTATTGGGGCTTTATTTAAACTTTTAATGAAGTGGTATAAGAAAAACCAAGATGTGTATGAAAAACATTTTGGTGAAACAGAAGAAGAACATGGAAAATTTATAAATTTTGATAATATAGAAGATTACTTAGAAAAAGATGATTAGTTTAAAAAAAATATTATATGAAGTTTTAAATAATTTTAGTGTTGAGGTAGATATATATATTGATCCTCAATTTAATACTTATGATATTTTAAATGAACTTAGAGCATTAAGAAGAGTTACAGTTGTGTCTATTATTACTCCTGATGATTATACCCAAAGCGCAGGTGATGAATATATTAGACTTAGAATGAAATTTGTAACAAGAGGAAATTCTGAAGAAGCATTACAAGGATTTTTAGATAGTGCTTTATCTTCAGATAAAGGAGAAACAGATTATAGAATAGAAGGATTAAAATCTATGAAATTTAGAAAAGGAACATTAAAAAGATTATAATGGCATTATTTGGTAAATCAAGAGACATATCATTATTTCATAATTTGAATAAAGAGTTAATAAATGACTTAATTCAAACAGAAGTTGCATATTATAAATTTGCTTTAGAACAAACTAATGTAAATGTATATGGTGAAGCACCTGGTAAAAATTATTATGAACCTATGAAAATAGCATGTTTAATAACATTAGATGATCAAGCATGGGCCTCAAGTGATTTTGGACCTGATGTTAATCAAGCTGTTTCTTTTAGTTTTTTAAAAAAAACACTTATAGATATAAATTTAGTACCTGAAGTAGGAGATATAATACTTTATTTTAATAATTTTTATGAAATTGATACAAGAGTTGAAAATCAATTTATTTTAGGTAAAGATCCTAATTTTAGTATGGCTGTAGAAACAAATGATCATGGTGATAGTTTTGCTGTTAGAATTAGTGGTCATCTTTCAAGAGTAGAAAAATTAAATTTAATTCCATTAAGAACAGGTAAATACCCTACTACAACAAAATTAGATGGAGGAACAGCAAATTTATTAGGATAAAATGAAAGATAGAAAACAACTAGACCCAAGAAAACCTATTCCAAATAGTGAATATGATAAATTAAGAAAAAATTTATCATCTAATTTTAGGGAAGGTTTTCCTATTAATGTTGAAGGAAAAAATTTCGGTGGTTTTCCTGGTCCAGATACAAGACCTAGTATCAATAGACAAGATCAAATTACAAGAAAAGACGATAAAGTAAAAGATTTTTCGATAGGGCTACAAGACCATGATGAAGCCATAATGTATTATTTTAATAATGTAATAAGACCTTCAGTAATAATTAATGGGAGTAGAGTTAATGTTCCTGTAATTTACGGTTCACCTGAAAGATGGAAAAGTACCCAAAAAGATGGGTATTATAGAGATAGAGAGGGAGAAATACAAGTACCCCTTATTATGTTTAAAAGAGACAGTGTTGAAAAAAGAAGAGATCTTGGTAATCATTTAGATGGTAATAACCCACAATTATTTTATACTTTTCAAGAACAATATACTAGTAAAAATAGATATGATAATTTTTCAGTACTTCAAGGAAGAAAACCCCAAAGAGAACAATTTAAAGTAGTAGTACCTGATTTTATTAGAATACAATATACATGTACTATATGGACTGATTTTGTAGCTCAAAATAATAAATTAATCGAAATGATTAATTATACATCAGATGCTTATTGGGGGGATCCTGAAAGATTTAAATTTAATGCAAAGATTGATACGTATGATAATATAACGGAGCTAAACCAAGGAGAAAATAGGATTGTAAGAACAAATTTTGGATTAAATCTTCAAGGATATCTAATACCAGATAGTTTAAATAAAAAACTTTCTAGCCAAAATATGGTAAAATCTTACACTAGATCTCAAGTAGTATTTGGTACTGAATTTATATCAACAGACAATGCAGCAGAAAGATCAAGAGAAGTAGCAAGAGCAGCTCAGGGCATAAGTATAGCACCTATAGATGGTGGAATCGGATTCCAAGTTATAGACAATAATAATTTAATAGGATAAAAAAATGGCACAATTATCAAGAGAAGCAAATAAAGATAGATTTAAAACAGGTATGGTTCCTACTCAAGGGGACTATGTAAATTTAATAGATTCAACAGCTATTTTAACACACGATCAAAACTCAGGAAGCTTTACATTAAGTGGAAGTTTAACACTAACAGGTAGTATGGGAGGTGATTTTAGTTTAAGTTCAAGTCAAGCATTTCAAATGCTTAATATAACATCTTCAAATATAAGTAGTAGTGATAAAATAGTTGGTAAATATATTAGTGCTAGTACTTTACTTAAATCTGATTCTGCTTTAACTGCAAGAGGAGAAATGGTTATAGGAACAGAAAATGTTCATGCTAGACACACAATATTCGGTAATGTAACATCTTCAGGTACTTTTTTAATAAAAAATAAAGATGGAGGTGGAGGATCATATGATTTATTTAAAATTATGGGGGATCCTGCTGCTGGCAGTTTAAAAATAGATATAGGAGATGTAGAAAAGGAAGGTAATGGTACTATAATCCAATTAGATGATAATGCGGGGCTTATTTATAATACAAAACCTCTTTCAGGTTCAATTCTGATAGGACCCTCCGATTCATTAAAGAGTTCAGGAACAATATCTTCTTCAGGAATGATTACATCAAGTAGAACTAGCCAAATCCATGTTCATGATATAACATCATCAGGAATGATAAGTGGTAGTAGTCTTGATATAGTAGCCCGTACATATGCAGGTGCTGAAGGTGGAGTATCATATCCATTTGCACAAAAAGTATTAGATCAAATAAATACCCAGAATAATGGATATATACAATCATCTTCTATCCAATCTACTTGGACTTATTTTCAAGCAACCCACATATCTGCTTCAGCTATAAGTGCAAGTGGAGATATAGAGGGAAGATTTAGAAGACCTATGTATGATATTACATCAAACGGAGCTCTAAGCATAAACCATGCAGGAGCTTATTTAAGATGCGGTCCTCATATGGTCACAATGTCTTTAAATTCTGATGTAGCTTTTCCTATAGGAACAGAAATAGATTTAATTCAAACTTCTAGTGCAGGTCATTTATTAATAACAGCAAGTGATGGTGAATCAGTAACAATAAATTCAAGATTCGAATTATACTCAGCATCAGGACAATTTTCAGCTATTAGTCTTAAAAAAGTTGGAACTAATGAATGGGATATGATTGGAGATTTAACAGCGTAAAATTATGAAAATAGGAGCAATAGCACAACATTCTAATATAGGACCAACAACAAAGGTAAAAAACACTTATAGCTCAGAAACAAACATAAACTCTTTTAATCAACTTGTTCCTTCTATTTTAAATAACCATAAATTATGGTGTTGGTTTGATTTTACAGATGAAAATACATTTACTGAAACTAGTGGTACTAGTTGGCTAGAATTATTTGGGATAGATAATGGTTTTCATGCTTCATTTGAAAATATACAAGATAAAGGTCCTTATAATGCAACATTATTCCCTGTAGAGGGTAAGTCCCCACAAGTAAGACACAGTCGAAATATCGAGCTAGCTAATACATTTGTAAATTATTATGAATCTGGTCAAGGTAATATAACATATGTTAATGATGATAATGGTGCATATTTTACAGCCCCTACAGATTTATTTCAAATGAATAGTACTATAGTGATGATTCTTGATACTAATGCAACATCCGGTACTGTTAGTTATTTATTTGATTTTCCAGGAGTAGATGGTCCAGATGAAAATAGTGCCCCAGATACACGATTTCATGCATACGCTAATTTAAAAAGTGGAGTCGGTGGGGGTTTAACTATGAAAAATACAGCTGGAAATATTGATCTTTATGCAAATATATTTAACCCTTCAACTCAAATAGGAGGAGATGATAATGACCATTTTACTTGGATATATTTTGTACCAAACACTACAACTAATAAAATAGAAATATATGTAAGAGGAGTCCATGCTGGGTCTCCATTTGCGTTTGAAAATTTAGAATTTAGTTCAACCCATAAAATAGATGCAGGAGAACGAATGTACCTAGGAATTAGTAACGATACTACTGCTGATAGTTCATTCAGTGGTCATATATATGAATTTATAATATTTGAAGAAGTTTTATCTAAACAAGGTCTTTTAGGGATAGATAGTTACATAAAAAGAAAATATAGTCAATACCCTTATGGTAGACCAAATAAATTTTACACTTAATTATGGGAATATTAGTTACATCAGAGTATTTATTAAATTATTATCCATCTAATACAAGTTCTTCTCGTTATATAGAAAAAAATATTAACGTGCTTGAATCAAAATTTTTTGGTATAACCGGAAGTCTTCAATATGTTTCTGGATCTAGTAATAGTGCTTATTTTGATAAAGATATAACATACACTTTTACAGGATCTAATAATGATGAAATAGAGACACTACAGTGGGCTGTGAATAATGTTGGTTATAATGAAGGTATTTATTTATCAATGAGTATTTATAGCGAAATTACTAATAAATCTAAAATATATACATGTGATACAAAATGGGAACAAAAGGAACCTTGGTATTCTAGACTTATATCTGCATCCTTATATCCTCCTTCATCTCCTATAACTTCTAAAGAAAAACTTTTAGAATATTTATCATCTTCAGAATATATATCATCTTCAATGTCTTCATCAAATGAATAAATATGTCAATAATTACTTGGGATAACGCAGATTTTTTATGGAATAATAATTCTTTTACTTGGGATGAAGTAATATTAGCAGAAAAACTGGGAGCAGGTGATGATTATACCCAATGGGAAGATTTTGAAAAGAAAAAATTAGTAAAATTAATTTTAAAAGTTTATGGCGATACAATCACAGAAACAAAACAAAAAGAAATTAAACAATACAAAATAAAAGCTAGTGATATAAAAATCACAGTAGAAAAAGTATTAGGTGTAGAAGTAATGACAGAAAACGTTAAGTTTTAGCCATTACTTTATATTTATAATAAAACATATTAAACTAAATTAATTATGGCGAACCAATATAACGTAATATCATCATCTGCTTCAACTAGCTATACAGGAAGTATAGCTAAAGCACAAGCTATAGGAGATACTGTAGGTACTTCTTCTTTAGCTAGAATAGAATTTGGAGATACAAGAGAAACCCCAATGAACCCTAAATCACATGCAGATTATACTCCTCGAAGTGTTATTTCTAAAAGTGTAATTATTCCTAGTGGTCAATATATTGAAGGACCTATATCTGCTTTAAAAACAGGAGATGATGGTGGAAATGGATGGTTAATATATACTATAGATTAAAATGTATAAATTATTTACAGATAAATCAGAACTCTTTGAATGTGATATTAAACTTCAAGGAGCAAGTTTAAATAAATCAAAAGCAAGATTAGTAGTCGAAACACAAGACTACTCTTTAATGTTTAATGGTTCTATATCTAAAGGGGGTAAGTGTGAAATTCCAATTAGAAAATTAAAAGGTTTAATTGATGAAGACACTACAGGTAATATACGTTTAGAAGTAATAGCAGAAGATACATTTTTTACTCCTTGGGAATCAGATTTTGAAGTTGAAACAAGTAAAAAAGTAACCGTAGAAGTTAAATCTCAAACTACTAAAAAACCAATTGTAGAAGCAAAAGTTACAATTACTAATTCTGAACAAAAACATGTAATTAATTTACTTAAATTACTTGTAAAAGAAAATATTAATATTAAGAACATTTCATATAAAAGAAATAAACTTAATAATATAGTAGCTACATATTTAAAAGAAAATACCATAAAAAATACAAACAAAGTTATAAATGGTGTTTTAGAAAGGTTACAAAAAAAGAAATAAAAATGGTTATAAATGGCATTACCCAACCTAGAAGGACAAAACATACAGGACACTTATCAAAGAGTAGTTCAAACAGATGGTACTAAAGTATTTGATGGTACTGGTAGTTTACTTCCCATAGAATTTGGTGAAAATAATGTAATTATTTCAGGAACTCTTACTGCTCAATCATATATAGTATCTGAAAGCATTACTGCAGTATCTTCGGGATCTACTGTATTTGGTAACTCTTTAGATGATATACATCAAATCACAGGAAGTTTATTAATTACTGGTAGTATAACATCCTCAGGTGATATAAGTTCAAGTGGAACTATAACTAGTTTAACAGGATCTTTTAGTCATTTAGTAGGTAACAGCCCTCTTACTATAGGAAGTGAAGTTACCTTTACACAAAACATAACAGCAAATATAGATGGAGGAACTTTTTAAATATTTATAATAGATTATGGCAAGTACAATACAAATAAAAAACGGAACAGGATCAGCAGTACCTTCTTCTTTATTACAAGGAGAATTAGCTCTTAATGTTCATAGTGGAAAATTATTTTATGGAACATCAGGTTCTAGTAATTCAGTTTCAAGTAGTTTTACATTTGATGATTTAACAGTTACTAATTTAACTTCTACAAATTTTACATCATCAATAATTACTTCATCTGTTATAATAACAAGTGGTTCTAATATATTTGGGGATACTGGTACAGATTCTCATACTTTTAATGGGGTTATAACAGCATCAAATGGTATAAGTGGTAGTTCAACTTCAACTTTTAAATCTGCAACAGGTTCATATCATATATTACAAGGTGATACAACACAACCAACTGCTCTTTATATAGATGGTCATATAACATCATCAGGTGAAATATGGTTGGCTGATAGTAAAAAATTAGTATTAGGGAATAAGGCAGGAGGAGATGGTAATATAAAACATACTGGAGCTAATTTACAAATAAGTGAAACCACTGGTCATATCCAGATGACTAATTACAAAACAGATGGTGATATTGTATTAAGTACGGATGATGGAAGTGGTGGAGAAACTGCATATATTA